TCGCCCCTGATGCCGGTCACATTGCCTCTGATGCCGGACGCGTTGCCCCAGATACCGGGGTGAACGCCGTTAATTTTTTTCCCTCTTACAACGTGATAAATTTTCACATCCGCTTTTTTTAAACACTTTTTCATTTTACGGCTCCTTATTTTTCTTTTTGAATTTCAAACCACAGAATAAAAAGCGCGTTTGTTGCTATATGTGCCGCGTGTAAAAGACCGGACTCCGCGTCAAATTTTTCGCCTTTCTGATCGGCGCAAAAATGCCGGAGCATTGCGGCCCTGTACCGCGCGTCCGCGTTCTCGACCTTTTGCCAACTATTAGCCGCGTATTTTTTCGCGCCAAACGTGAGCACCTTCGCCACCTCTTCCAGCGCCTCGAATGGAAGTAGATCCATGCGCGGTTTTTCCGCGTCGTCTTTTCGACCGCCGGTCATTTTAAAAGTACCGGCTCGGTAAATTCCATATTGTGCAGTTCTGTAATACTTTTTAGCGTCGTGTCCAGTTGCGGCGTATGCACGACGTAAAATTTTTTGCCGCGCGGCGTTTTCTTAACAAGTTTAAACACGACACGCCGTTCACCGCGCGGATCGTTTTTTATATTCCATCCGCATATAGTGAAACCTTGATTAATTATTTCTTGTAGTTTCATTTTTTCACCTCCGGCGCGTGACCGAAAATAGATTCAGGTAGCGAGCCGCGACATTTAAAAATCTGCCCGTTAGGATACGTCAAACAAACGAACCCGGCAGCGTCAAAAGAAACATCTGCATCGAGTGTTAATTTTTTTAATCGCGCGCGTCTGCGATCAAATTCCCGTTCGATTTTTTGCGCTCGTGTAAGTCCCATTTCTTTTTCCCCCGTGTAAAGATCGTAAATCGGCGGCAGCCGTTTGTCAACTAATTTTTTTATTTTTCTTTAATTTTTTTTAGCTTTTCGTCCACCGTTTACCAATAGATTGATCGACAGCAAGCTTCATGTCCGCGCCCCAGGGCGGCGCGGCGCACATAATCTCTTTTAATTTTGCCGCGTCGCGCTTTGCGTTCTTTATTTCCGACTCAATTAAAATTGAGTCGTAAACGTGTAAAACCGTTTCAAGTCCCGCCTGTTCGCAGTTTACAAGCGCCCTGTAAAGCAGTCGGGCGCACGTCGCCTGCATAAGATTTTCCGTCAACAGTCCGCCGTGCATTACTTTTTTATCGCGTAAAATCTGAACGCGATTCCTTTCGTCGTGGTGAATTTCAAGCCCGCGATAATAAAGGACGTGTCCGTCGTGGAGTATGATTTTTACATCGTTATCATCGCTCGCGGGCGAGGGATTGCCGAGTGGCAAAAATTTAAAGCCGTGTGCTTCGCCCTCATCCCGGCGCACCGCCGCGCCGATGAAGGCATCTGAAAAATTATACCACATACGCACAATTGGCGCGTTCACTTTTTTCCAGCCCTCGTGTAATTGAACGGCGACGCGCTCGTCAATCCTGTTTATCATTGAAAACTTTTTCGCCCCGGCTCCGTAGCCGAAACCCAGGACGGACATTTTCATAAATGAATAACGCGGATCGGCTTTCGTCACTTTTTCGCCGTACATTTTTTCACCGAAAATCAGATACGGCGATTCTCCAGCCTCGATGCGCGCAAGCTGTTCCTTGTCGCCCGCGTAATAAAGCGATAAATAATTTTCAATTCCGCGCCAGTCGCTTTCAATGAGCGTTTTTCCTTTCGGCGCACAAATAATACCACGTTGGAGCGCTGGGACCGGCGCCGTGTTTTTTTCTTTTTCCCAATTCTCGACCTTTTGCCGGGAAAAATTAAAGAAGTTCACGCCCCAACTTTGAAACCGTCCGGTTCCCGCCGCGTGAAATATTGTGGCGTTTCGTACCCGCCCTTCGTGTGCGCGGTTTATAATCGCCTCGGCTTTATCCCCGGCGCGGGCGGTGAGTAGTTTACGGACATACAGCACGTTTTCAATTTCACTTATTTTTGGGTGAGTAGAAAAGTCAATCGCCTCCAGCGTGGGGGCGCGGGCGTCGGGCAGGTCGATGTTAAAAGCCTTTTTCATGTATTCAGTAAATGCGGCGTTTGATGAAAGGACAAGCGCCCCGCCTGCCGTCCGTCCGGCGATTTTTTCAGCGGTCTTTGTCGCGGCTTTTTTATCGCGCTCTTTTCGATCAAGTAGAAACCGGGCAGCTTTAACGTCAACTGGCACGCCGCGTACGTCGATCGCCTGGGACGCGCGGAACTCGTCAACGTTAAAACCCGCGTTAATCAGTTTTCCAAAAATTGCTTTTGAAAGTTCCGCGTCGTGTAGACAATACTTTTCAAACATCGCCGCGTCGTCGCTCCCGGTGGCGCACGTTAAAAAATAATCTTCGTTATAATCTTCAGGAACGTGCGCTTCCCAGGTTCCGCGCATTTTTTTTCGCGGTATGCTATATTTTGCAATCAGGCTTTTCCCCTCCGGCATTTTTTCCAGGTCAAACGCCGCGGCTACGTCCTCCAGTTTCGCGCGCGGAGCGCAAATCCCGAACCACCGGGCGAGGGCGGCCGTGCATAGCCAGTTTTGCCAGTCCGCCGCGCGTGTACCGGGATAAAACTGATTGAAAAAAGACCATTCAAAAAACCAGTTGTGGGCGACGAACGCGCCCTTGTGGTTTAATACTTTTTGCGCGATTTTCTTCCCGCCCGCGTAGTTCGTCTGAAAAAACGGTTTGTCCCCATAACCTCCAACCAGGCCGACAGCGGCGCAAATGAGCCAGTCTGCGGAGGGGTGGGCGAAATAGCGCGTCGGGCCGTTCTCGATCGGCTCTCGTGATTTTGTTTCCAGGTCTATGAAAATAGGCTTGACAATTGCGGCAGTTTCGGTTTTATGTGATTTAACCATGAGTTCCCCCGATACTATTTTATTAGCGTGTCCCCGCCCATACAAGGGCGGGGATTTTTTTATTCTACTTTTTAGGCTTTGACCCGATCAAGATAATATTACACGATACCTGATAACGGTCGCCCGTTGCCGGGTCGGTAAATTTTCCCGAAAGATAAAAGCCCGTCGAGCCGGTTGAAAAAACCTTCGCCGGGGCAAAGTCTTTCATCAACTCTTTTTCATCGTCTCCGCTGATTTTAATTTCAACGAATTTTCCTTTCATAACAATGCGCCTTTAATTTTCTTGCCTGGCTTGTACTCGACCTGATTCGTCGCAGGCGGAACGTCCGCGAACGGATCAATGCTTGCAATCCGCTCACCGTCTGCCACTTTACGAACACCGTTCAAGTACATGGTGATCCCGCGCCCGGCGTCCACGTCGTAGGCCGAGATGAAAACAGCCACGTCGGCGATCGCGCCGGAGTAGAACTCCTGCGTAATCATTCCGGCGGGGCAGTCGGTATTGTCGGCCAAAAGAACTTTCGGCGGATATTTGGCGACGAATTCGTCCAGGTCCGTTTCGCGCCGTACCGTTTGATGGGCCGCGAGGGACAGGCCGAGATCGGTCTGTTTGAAAAGCGACTTGTCAACGTCAAGCATAAGCGCAGTCTTCAGCGCTTTTATCCGCTGGTCCGCGCCCCACGCCACCGACGCGCTTTTCATGTACTGTTCGAGCGCCGTCTTCATTGCTGCCAGAAATTCCTTTTCGCCGCCCTGAAGTACCATTTGCGTCCGGTACATTGCCTTCAGCGGATCGTCTTTATCCTGCGCCGGGCGATCGATGAAAACCCAGTTCAGCATAACGCCGCGAAGTACCGCGTTAATCCCTTTCGGACTGATTTTAGTTACAATCAGTTCCGATTTTGCGACCGCCGGGGCCGCCGCACTTTTTGTTCCTTTTGCTACTTTTGCCATTTTGCACCTCTTTATAAATTTTATAATTTGCCTTTCGGCATGTGGGCAGCTTTGAACGTGATCGCCGCCGCCCTCTTTTTAAATAAATTTGAACCCTTTACGCGGCGGCCGAATTGCAATCGCGTTTATCGCGTCTTTGTCCGCCCCGATTTTTTCCGCCTGGGCCGGGGACTTGAACGCCCCTTCAATCATATTTTCAATCCTTACGCCGATCTTCGTGGCAATGTCGAGCCGGGACATATCACGCGGCCAGGCCCGCGTTCCGGCGGTATATTCAACCGTAACGCCGGGAATGACGCCGCCCAGGTCCATGAAAAGCTGCGCTTCCTTCTTTATTGTTTCAAAAAGCTTTTCCGCCGGTTTGGCGAGGCGAAGCGCCTCGGCGAGCTTTTCAGGTGTCCGCGTTATACTGTCAATCGCACCGGGGCGGGTCCACTTCGCAATCGCCGCGCGAATCTTCGCGCACGTGGAAAGCCGCTGGCAGTAGGCGCAGTGATTGCCGGTCAGGAATTGTTTTTTTGCGGTACGGGAAAGTAGATCAGTCGCCGTCTCAGAAAGATAATACGGATCAATCTCTCCGCCCGTGTACGTGACGGAATTGAAGCGGGCATTTATGATGATCCCTTTCCACCATTTAATTTTTTCATTCTGTGCGGCTTCCATGTGGGCATAAAGTTTCAACTGACTGTTCCCTTCGGCCTCGACCTCGCGCCAGCCCATTTTGTGATCCATGACAGTGACAAGGTCGTTCTCGGTTGCGGCAACGTCTGCCGTTCCTGAAAACTGGACGTTTTTCACTTTCACCGAAAGGCCCGATTCAACGGCGAAATTTACATTGCCGGCCAGTTCCTGTTTTACCGTTTCAACTGCGAACCGCACCAAGGCCGCGTCGTCGGTATCTTCTACATGCGGCGTCTCACCCCGGAGAGTATCGGCAATAATCGCGTGTAACCGCGTTCCTTCCTTCGCGTATTCGTCCCGTTCCAGCACGAGCGGCGACTTGACCGCCTGCAGCGACAACGCGCATTTTTCCCACACCATCCACGCGGACGGTGAGACAGAAAGCGCGATTGCGCTTTTACTTTTTGACTTTTCGGCTTTTACTGTTTTTTTCATGTGTTTCTCCCTTCACGTCTTTTATGTTGTTTTTTGCGTTATAGACTTGCAATGCTTCTTTCGACAGTCGGCCCGCCGCAGCCAAACGGCGAAGTGCGCGGTCAACGTAATTAGGCGAGCATGGCGGAATGCAACTATCACCGATCTCTTTTAAAATCGGATAGAAGCCGTGAACGCGTTTTAGTTTTTCTACTTGTTTTTCAATGTAGGTGTCAAATACCAACACTTGACCTTTTCCCATTCTGAAACGCATATTAAACCCCCATCTCGTTTTCTTTATTTATTGCGTATATTCGACGCAAATTTGCGCTTTTAAATTTTTTTTTCAATTTATTGTATGCGCGACACATTAAATTATAATCAATTTTTGTTATCGAACCTTGCGTTCGCGCGTTTTTCATATCGTCTACAAATTCTTTCCGGTATTCTTCCAACGCTTCCGCTATTACCTGTAATTCAAAAGGCGATAAATCCGAAATTATCTTTTTCATTATGATAAACCCTCTAGTGTTTAGAATACAATAACGCAACCCCCGCGCCTTTGTCAACCGTTTTTTTTGAAAAATATGAAAAATGTTTTACTTTCCTGTTTGGCGAAAGCGTCCGCCATCAAGCGTCCGGGCAGTGAAAAAAGGGTCATTTTTCTGGCCTTTTTCCGAAGCGCGTTTTTACACCAGAGTTTCAGTATATTCTAAAATATATAAAAATGGGCAGAATAGGGGGGCGTCCGGCCTCTCCAAAAAGTGCTGGGAGGACGCCTAATACAGGGGAAAACTGCCTTTTTCAGAGTCTTTTTTGTCTTAAAAGCGCCAAAATAGGGCTTTAGAAAACGTCCGTCCTCTCATACCTGAAAAAAGTATTCCTTTAAAAAATATCGTGTTTTTCCACGCGGTGAAAATATTATATATTTTTTACCCTTACAATGGGGGATTTCACTACGAGGACGGACGGACACCTAAAACCGCGCCTTAAAACGTAAAAGAAATTTAGCTTGACAAAATGTACGTGTTATGCTCTAAAAGACGGCATGGAGACAATAAAACTTTCAATTTCGGTCATGGCGCACCCATCGCGGGAGCGTCATTTTGCTTTTTTGGCGGAGAAACTACAATTTCCGGTGTCCTCGTTCTGTATTGATCAGCAGAATAACCTGCTTGAAAACGCAAAGCGCTCGTGGCGGGCGCACGACCCGACGGCGGATTTTCACGTCGTTGTCCAGGACGACGCCGTGCCGGTGGACAATTTCCGCGAGCGCGCGGCAGCGTTTATCACCGATCAGGAAGAGCGGCGCATAAAAGCGGGACGCCCGGCGCAGGGGTATAATTTTTTCCTGAAACAGGACAAGGCGCTTACCCCGCTATGGCCAAAGGACGGGGCCTACCATGACAACGTTACCCGTGCGGGTATTGCAATATGTCTTCCGGTAGCCCACATAAAGCCCATGTTGGTGGAATTTGACCGTCAGCGCTCCCGCCACGATGACGACCGAATATCGGAATACGCGAAACGAAACGGCATGAAGATACTTTTTCCCGTTCCCTCCCTTGTTAATCACCGTATCGACCAACCGAGTTTGGCAAACAATCCGGTTGGCCTGGCTGCGTGGAAAGCGGACGGGTGCGAACCGGTGACCATACCGAAAATTATCCATCAATTATGGGTGGGGCCGCACCCCGCGCCAACGGTGTGGATGGACACGTGGAAGGAAAAGCATCCGGGCTGGGAGTATCGACTATGGGATAATGATGCGGTATTCGGGCGGCAGTGGGTCAACCAAAAACATATTGACTATTTTCGCGCCCGGCAAATGTGGCCGGGTGTATCGGACGTATGCACGTATGAGATACTATACGAGCATGGCGGATTTATGCCGGGGGCCGACGCGGTGTGTCTTGCGCCTATCGATGAATTGTTTTATAACGATTATGATTCATACGGCGTATGGGAAAATGAAAAAATCCGACCAGGCCTTATATCGCCGCTGCATGCAAGCGTGAAGGGCGGCGCGTTCGCCCGTGAACTCATTGACGGACTAACGCACCGCATACCAAATAACGTACCGTGGAAAACGGTCGGTAACGCGTACATGGGTGAAATGTTTAAAAAGACGAATGCGAAGGTGAAAATATTTCCCTCGCACTATTTTATCCCCGAACATTTTTTAGGGGAAAAATATACGGGGGCGGACAAAATTTACGCGCGGCAAATGTGGGGATCGACCACGCGCTGCTATACGGCGGGCATCGAGGGCTGGGAGCGGGAGGGCAAAACGATGATTGAAACGTTGAACGCGATTTTGGCCGGGACAAAAGGGAAAAAATTTATCATGCTGGGCGAGGGGCAGATCGATTACATTTTAAAAAACCTCGCGTCTGTGCTGGACCTGCCCGGCGACGTGGTGGAGCTGGGCTGCAATGTCGGTGTAACGTCCAGCTATATTAAACGGTTCCTGTCCGAAATAAAATCGGACAAGGAACTACACGTATATGATTCTTTCGAGGGCCTACCCCCGAAAACAGCAGAGGACGGCGCGACGCCGTGCGATAAAGGATCCTCGGCGGTATCGGTTGAACAATTTAAAAATACTTTTGCCGCTGCAGGCGTTGAATTGCCAGTCATTAACAAGGGATTTTTTGGCAATATACCTGATGAAAAATATCCGAAGGAAATTTGCTTTGCGTTTTTCGATGGTGATTTTTATGGATCAATCATGGACAGTTTTAAAAAGGTTTATCATAAAATGGTTTCGGGCGGTATTATTTTAATACACGATTATGAGTACGCGCCGTTTCCCGGCGTGAAAAAAGCGTGTGATGATTTTCTCGCAGGCCGGCCGGAGCAGATTGTAAAAAATATTTTTGGTATTGGAAAAGTGGTGAAAGTATAATGCCGCGCGACGGTAGTAAAAATTTAATTCCGCAAAATAGACGAACGAAGGCCGAACAGAAGAAAATCGCGCGGAAAGGTGGCGTGGCGTCGGGCAAGGCCCGGCGAGAAAAGCGGCTTATGTCTCAGATTTATGCGGAGCTTATTTCTAACGGTCTTGATGAAGATATTGAAAAGGCCAGTAGGCGCGTAATGCGAAAGGGCGGAAGCCCGGCTATTTCTTTAATGCGCGAACTGCGCGAAGGGACCGAGGGAAGCAAAATAAAAACCGAAACCGTCCTCACGATTAACGCCGATGACGAGAAAGTGCAACAGGTACTAAAAGAATTTGGCATCAATAAAGCAGAATCAAAAGATTGACCACGTTGCGCTTCTCCGCGCGTGGCTGTCCGAACCGCATAAGCTCGGTCATATACTCGGCTATGAAAAATTGACGCCACTTCATGGTGAGTGGATAAAAATATTTTTACAATACTCGAAATTCGGCGTCCTCCAGGCGCACCGGGGGAGCTATAAAACAACGTGCGGAATCGTCGGCATGACACTTCTTTTCCTTTGCAATCCCGCGATGCGTCTGTTAATCGTGCGAAAAACGAAAGAACTATCAAGCGATGTCCTGAAAACCATACAAAAGCATTTTGAAACAAACGACGTTTTGCGGCTTTACATGTTTTCCCGCTGGAATATTGTCGACGTAAAAACGGCGGTGTGGTCGAGCGAGCGCACGACTTTTTCTTTTAAAAAGACCGTAACGCCCGAACCGTCGATGGTCGCAGCGGGCGTCGGAACGTCTATCGTAGGGGCGCATTTTGATTATATTTGGCCGGATGACATAGTTACTATTGAGGACCGTTACAGTCCGGCGGCGCGTGAATGGGCGAAGGCGTATTTTAGAGAACTGGACAACTTGATTGATCCGCTTGGTCAGACGCGGCTTTCCGGTACGCCGTGGCAGGAAGAGGATGTGTTTTCTACTATCGAGGAAAAACACTTTGAAGGTCGGCGCTTTCCCGTCGGGACCGTGCCGATGCCTGCCGACGAACTCGCCGAAATCATGGCGCGGAAAGCGCGGCTGCCGTATGCGGAATGGTGCTGCAACTATGAATTGAGACACGTCCAGGACAACGACACTATCGGCGCGTTTAAGACGGCGGACGTATGGGATTGCCAGTATTGCGTTGCTTTTATTGATCCGTCATTCAGTGATAAAACGGACACGGACGCGACGACCGCTGCCGTGGTCGGCGTAAACAAGCGGGGTATGTTATTATTTACGGGGATCAAACTGCCGAAATCAATAGCGGACATTCCAACGCGTCGCGCCATTCTTGATTTCTTTGCGCGTTTTACGCCGATTGAAACGACGATAGAATCACAGATCGCTGACACGTCGATATTTTTTATTGATGCTTTCCGGTCGCTCGAGGGACCTTACCCGGTTAAAAATCTATGGCTATACCAGCGGGCGGACCGGAATAAACATGAGCGTATAGCGGCAACAGTTATTGCAAATAAACCGGAACTGTATATCTTAGACGGGACACAACAGGATTTTTCGCTTGGCGTGTCCAGGTACTATAAAGGCGCGCCGCATGACGATTGTCCGGACGTTTTAGCGGGCGCGATAAATAGATTGGCAACGTCGCCGATAGTGGCTGAATACGCGGCGGCGATTAAAGTTTTGAAAAGGTGATAATATGCAGGTGAGATTCGGAGCGCTCCCCGGTGTTTATAAAACGGGTGAGAAATTTAGTGATGTGCTTGCATGGAATCACTACGGCACGGAAACGATCCCGCCGCGTCCGGTTTTGCGTATCGCCGCTGAAAACGTTCTCTCGTCGCCTGAAATGAAAAAGCACATGAAGGCGTATTTTAAAAACGTGATGGAATATACGAAGCGCGGACGCGCGCAAGACGCGAAAGATGCTGAGACTAAAATGCTGACTGCGCTTGGTCAACAGGTCGCGGCGGAGGCAAAAAGAATTATAGAAAGAAACAGTGGCGAATTGCAACACAACGCGCCCGCGACGGTGAAGAAAAAAGGTTTTGACAAGCCGCTATTTGAGAGTGGGGAACTGGCAAAGAAATTATCCTACGAGGTGACAGAATGATAAAACAACAAAGACCAGCGCGGTTTGCGCGCCCGATTGAAGAGCTTGCAATGATGACAAGCGCGCTTGAAAAATTGAGCCTGCTCCCGCGTGATGAGGTTTTACTCAATACGCAAATGGTGACGGAAATTAAAAATACGCTGTCCGCGTCAAACATTGATGCGCTCATCACTAATATCGTAAATGAGTATAACGACGCGCGGAACGTGCGTGATATACCGGCGGCGAGTGAAAACGCTCTGCTCTACGCCTACGCACAGCGCGAGCATAAGCGATTAAAAAATGCGACTGGTAAGGATTACGTAACCGAGATCGTCAACGCGGACCATTTCGACGATTTAAAGAAAATGGGCGAACTGCCGGCGAAGGCGACGCGCAGGGCCGAGGAAAACTTTTCAGCCGTTTTCAATTCCATTTATTCAAACGGCGCGGTAAAAATCAATACGCCGTCCGATCCATCAACGCTTATGTCGTACATCGATTACTCGCCGTACCGCGTGAACTACACGGAATATTTATCAGTCCCGACGCTTTCCGAAATGGTGGACCGGCCCATCGCTATGGCTATGAAAAAGCCTTTTGAGGTGAAAACAAAAAACGAAAAATTCAAAGCGGCGCTGGAAGCGAAATTTAAAAGTGTGAAATTGCAATCTGTTATAAAGGATATGCTGTTTAACAGCACGCTCTCGCCTCGCGGGTCTTTACTTGTACCGATTAAGCGCGGTGACACGGTGACCTTTAACGTGTTTAACGATACGCAATTCGCCTATGGCATGGGTGCGAGCTATGGCAGTCTTACCGTGCCGTATAATCAAACGCGCGTAGGTGACTTGTATTGTTTCGGGGCGAAGCTGAAACATGGGGTCAGTGCGTTTTTTCTCTGTCCCGGCTTTGAACCGCTTTTCGGCGTGGGCTTGAATCGCGTCCCGCAGCTGCGGTCCGCTGCGGAAGCGTGGAACCTATACGTCCACATTTTGAAAATCCTGCTCGTCCGGGCCCAGGTGATAGTTGAAAAGATGGACGGCGATATACAAACTGACACGATGCTTTCCGCGATGCGGGCGCAGCTGCAACGCCTTTCCGAGTCAATGGGCGTATCAACGCCGATCGCTCAGGCGCGCGGAACGCAGTTGGATATACTCAATAACAATATCAGTGAGGGAACGGGAAATATTGCGGGGGTGTTCCGCGATTATGTCGCGTCCGTTACGGGCCTGTCTCCTGAGTATTTTTTTGGCGGCGGGAACACGAACTATTCACAGGCGGCCTTTCAGATCGCGGCGACAAATGAACACGTCCGCAGCCGTTTTCAGATTGCCATGATTGAGCCGATTGCACGTTTTGTGGTTGACACGTTCATCCGCAACGACGCGGAGATCGCGGCGTGTGGTGTGAGCGAGGGCGATTTTGAAATTGAGTTTGAAAGTATTTATGATGAAACGGAACAGGAAAAAGCTGACCTTCAGGCGAAGCGGGTTGAAGTGCTCATTCGGATGAGAGAATACCCGGAACTCGAAGGCGCATTTAAGCAATTAAAATTATTGGACGAGGATATAACTTTCGCCGGGATGGCGGAGTCTACGCCGGGCGAGAATGACGACGCGATAGGCGGCGGAGACGCGGATAATCAGCCGATTAAACTAACGAAACCGCTGGCATAAAAGGTGATTATATGTGGATACGGAATAAAAGGACTGGACAATATGAGTGTCTGTCTCCAGCAGAGGCTAAATATAAAATACGCCATCATCCGAATATTTTTAAAGATACTCAATCAAAATATTGTAAAGATTGTGGAGCTGAAAACCATAGAGAAAAAACACACTGTAAAATTTGTGGTAAACCATTAGTATAAGGAAGGGGTAAAATGAACGAAGAAATTTTAAAAATGGAAATTAAAAACGCAGTCAAGAAAGCTTTTGCGGTAAAGAACGGCCGCTATTCGCCCGAATTTGAAAAGGCGATGAAAGCGAGCGAAAAGAACGGCAACCGCGACAATCAAATAAATGCGGCTTTAACGTTTGGAAATAAATTCGCCGTCAACCCCGAAACAATCTGGAAGTGGGCGCTAAATCATAACTATGATCTGACTTTTAACGGACACAAAATAATGAAAAACGGTGTGGGGTTCGTTAGAGCGGTTTTAGCCGGTAAATCGTTCGATGCTTGACATTTTCGAAAAATTCGCCCCGTCGTGGCGGCGAACAGTCAGGGACTACGCCCGCGCGGTATGGAACGATGACGATGACGACGATGCGCGGGACGAATTTAATTCCCGCGCCCGGCTGTTCTCTAAGCGTTACCGTCACGCGCTGGAAAGGCATTATGCGGCGA